GACTCCTGAGACAGTTGTAATTCCAGTTACATTAACATCAGAAGTACCAACAGTGGTAACTCTTGCATAAGAAATTGTTGTAGATGACTCTCCACCAAAAGCAAGTATATCATTTACTTTCACATTTGATGGGAATAATGGATTTGGACTTGTAATAGTACTTATTCCAGTACTACCATTAACAGATGTAATTGTAGCATCACCAATAAACTCACCATCCTTTTGAATAACATCTGCAGCAAATGTTTTTGCAAATCCAACATCTCCTAGATCAGGGCCACCATAAATGGACTTAACATTTTTTACTCCATAATGAGTTATAGCAGTACCAACACGACCATCTTCAATACCATTAAATGTAAATGGTTCATTAACTAAGAAAGTTCCTTGAGTATTATAAAGAGTCATAATCTTACTGGAACTAGTAGCACTCCTTAAGTATCCAGTTGCACCACTATATCTTCCCTTTACAAAAGTTGGAACTGTCAGTGTAGCATTTTCATTTAAATGAACAGTAGTAAATGGTTGAATGTCATAAAGAGCAACATCCCATTGATTGGTATTAGCATTTGATGCAGAATATGTTCCAGATTCTAATGCAAAATCATAAATTCTTGCAACCCCAATTTCAGTACCTGGTGCAGACATTATATTTGCTGCACTCGCTGTTCCCTGTCTCTGATCTCTTAAACTTACAATATAAGTATTACCAATTCCAATTTGTGGAGCTCCAGTAACTCTATCAACTTCTAATGTCGCACCTGTATTATAATTTATGCCTTGACTCTTTAAAAACTTTGCATTTCTTGGCTTAGGACAGTTTAATTGTTCAGTTGCAATTTTATTAATTTCATATCCTTTTACAAATGCTTTACCAGCAGAAACTTGATATAGACCAAGAGAGTCTTTAGCAGGAACTCCTGTTTCAGTAAGTTCACCTATGTTATAAAGACCATTATTACCTAAACCATTATTTAAAGAATTTTTTAATGTTATATTAAAAGGTTTGACAGTATAGTCACCAGATTCAGCAAATGTTCTTCTAGCAAGTTCATCCCCAAATATATTATAATCTGTAGTTGCAGCAGTAGCAGTTTTTAATACTCCAGTATTAATAGTACCCAATTCAACAAAATTATTATCATTTAAATCGTCAAGAGGTTTCTGTAAAAGAGAACATGTAATTTTAAGACGATCTGCACCTGGTGCAGCAAAATTATTAAATCCTTTTGAATTATCAGTTAGAGTTTCATCCTCATCAGAATTGATAATTTCTTCTATAACTCGTAATCCAACTCTACATGATGGAAGATTATCATACTGAGATAATATAATAGTTTCTTTCTCTACATTAACAAACTGACCTCTAACAAAATATACACCATCAGCAATAGAGAATGAGGCTCCTGTAGAAGTAGCATCTAAAGAAATACAAGATGCAAAAGATTCTCCAGCAGGGATAAATGTGTCATTATCTGGACCAGAAGTTATATCAGCACTAGATGACAATAATTCTCCGTCAATAAATGCTTCTAGATTATTATTTTGTACACCTGAAGAAATATATTGTACATATACTGTTAAATTATCTCTTTCAGAGTCTTCTGCTTTTAAAATTTTATCAATTATTGCAGCAACACCAGATGATTGACCTATAATTTTTTTACCAACTAACTGATCTAGATATGAATCTACAGGAATTCCTAAATGCGATTGATTTATTTCTACAGCAAAATAATTTTTAGTATATAAAGTATTACCTGGAATTACCCTAGAACCTTCTTTAAAGAAGTGTTGACCAAATTTTTCAATTTGATTTTGTAATATAGATTGTAAACCAGTTAGTTCTCTTGCTTGAACAGGATAACCTGGCTTAAAAAGAACCTTATGATAATTCTGATATTCAGAATAATCATCAAAGTATGGTGATACGTTGAGATTGGTTGTTTGAGCCATTGTTTATTAAAACTGCAATATAACTTTGATGTCCTCTTTTTGATTAGAAGATCTTGTAATAGCTGGTCTATTATCGATATAAATCAAGTTTCCAGAGTATTTTTTAACTTCTGGATTTGATAAACCATCAGTAAAGGATTGACCAAGGTAATATGTTCTATTATTTATTGAGGTTGAAAGACCACTAAAATCAGTGCTTATTGATAAGTTAGTACTTCCACCAACAATTGTCATACTACCACCAGTGGTAATTTCTTTAGTAAATCTATTCAAATTATATCCATAGGTAGTAGTGGTTTGAGCAACTCCAGCAGTATTAAATCCTGCGAGAGTTCTGTCTTGCCAATACTTTAGAACCCCAGTGGTTTCATCATAATTAATAACCTTACCTACAGCAGTAACTCCAGTACCCGTTGTTTGGGTAAAAAGAGAGTCTCCTGTAAATGATGCTCCACTCCAACCAGCACCTGTCAAACGTAAAGCATAGGCATTACTAGCTTTATCAATATCCAACTTGGAGGTGCTTCCAAATTGAACTGGATTTTCAATAATACCTATTCTGGCAAATTGATTTCCTGTAACAAAGTCGGGATTTTCTGCGTCGTTTTCAACTCTTGCATAAAGTAAAACATTAGTTGCACCCAATTCACGGTAGATATCCTTTCCATGACCTCCTTGAGGTGGAATGATAACATCTAAGGTAGGAACTGTAGTTGGAATAGGAACCCCACCCTCAACTAAATCAACATTACCGTAAGTATATCCAGATCCTTGATTTGAAATTGTTATTGATTCAACTTTAGAATCATTATTAACAACAACTGTACATTCTGCATTATTACCATCACCTTTGATTGGAACTCTTGTATATGTTCTATTCGCAGTTCCTACACCAACTCCACGATTTTTTACAACAACAACTTTAATACCACCATCAACTGCATTATCTCTAACTGCTTCATGATCTGCATTACTATCCCAATCTAAAGGAACAGGTATAAATTCTGTAGAATCAAATTTTGTTAATTCTGAAGGTTTAATTGTGTAAAGATATTTCCATACATAACCATCACCACTTGTTCCAGCTGCTCTTGGTTCTAAATCTGTAAATGTTGGTTCATCTAATGAAGGTTTGCCATCTGGAGTTTCTGGAGTAGTACCATTTTGCAAACACACATATACTCTAAAATCAGTATTTACAACATAATAAATTGCACGATATAAACTTGTACCAGGTGAATTTGGAGGTGTATTGGTAATATCATAGTCTGGACGATAATAATCGTAAGTAGTACCAGATGACCAACTATTTTTCTTTACCACCTGCATTACATCACTAGAAGATATCTTCTTAAGTGCTAAAACAGTATCCCAGTAGTCATTTACATCATTAAAATTATCAATGGGTGCAGGGGGATCATTATCCCAATCAGACTGAATACTTGTAGGATTAGGAAGTCCCACAAACGCATAGTAAGAATTATCAGAAGTTGTAATTCCTGAAATAAAATTCTTTGCGTTTAATATTCTGATCTGATCAGTTATAATTGCAGACATTTTTATAATTTTTAGTTATTTATCATTAATTAGATGGATGGATAAACCACAATGCTTCCCAACATACCAGCATGACTAGTACATTGGTAAACTAAAGTGTTTGGTGCAGCAAAAGGAACTTCAAATTTAATAGTTCCACTTGATGCTCCATTATTAGTTACACCCGTGTTGTATGCTGATCCACCATCAGATACACGAATCTCAAATGGATGAGCACCCATACCATTTACAAACTCATAAGTTTGTCCTCTTGCAAGATAAATGGTTGGGTCATTTGCTCCACTTAATCCACCAGGACCAGTAAATGTATAGTTACTACTACCATCAGCACCTAAAGTCCACCTACTTGTTACAATATCATTTCCACCACCATTGAATGATGTAGCAGCTAAATCACCTGTGCTTGAGTTGAATGTTAGGTTAGTACCACTCTTTGCTCCAAGGTTTCCAGTTGCAGCAGTTGCGAATAGTGGGAAACAAGTTGTATCTGATGATTCATCAGCAATTGTAATTGTTGTACCAACTGTTGCAGTAGCAGCATTTCCTGAACAAGATCCAGATGAACCTGATGCATTACCTGTTACATTACCAGTTAAAGCTCCACTGAAGGTTGTGGCAGTTACTACACCAGCAAATACAGCAGAACCGTCAACATCTAAAAGATGGGATCCAGTAAGAACATCAGTACCAAGACCTATTTGACCTCTACTAACATCAACAAATAAAGTTGAAACACCAACGCTTGCATCACCAGCAAATGTAGATACTCCACTTACACGTAAATTAGTAAAATTAGAAGTACCAGATGTATTGATACCTGGAAGATTACTTAATCCAGAACCATCACCAAGGAATTTATTTGCAGTTACAACACCAGCA